AATTCTTTGCCAAAGCAATTCACATAAACGATGTTGCCATTACTTCAGGAGGTATATACGGGGCGCAAATGCCTTTAGTCTTTGGTGATGATTATAACACCGTCACAGATGCTGAGCCTAATTACAATTTAGCACCTCGATTGCTTTATTATGCTGGAAGACGAAACGGTTATGATGGGTATATAAGGCTTTATGATGACACGTCAAGTGCTTCAAGTGCTTTCGATTTTCCAGCAGCCTTCATGGTAAATTACAACGACCCAAGTGGTACAGATTTCAACCTATCCTTTTCAGATGAGGTGACAAACTATTCCAATGTGATGCAAGGGGTTTTTAAAACATTCCATTTGCAAACGTATAAAAGGATAGAGTTAGGCAAACTTTATACGACATTTGCCAAATGGGATAATTCGGATATAACAAATCTTTCTTTTAGACGCAAGGGGTTGATAGGTTCAGGAAAGTTTATTATTCAAGAACTTGAATACAATCCTAAAAGCAAAAGACCAGCAAAGACGATTTTATTATACGACGAAAAACCAAATACAACCGATTTGACAAAGGTAGTCAATACCATTACTTTAGCTGGTGCAAGTCCTCAAAGTGGTACGGTAACTGGTTCAGGTTCAGGTTTGGTTGGAGCAAGTGGAGCAACGGTAAATATTCAACTATCTTACAATCCTTTTCTTAATTCAAATACCAATGTTTTAGATTTACCAATTAATTCAGGAATAACACAAGTAAGCATTCAAAGCGCAAACGTTTTAGTTTTCCAGAACGGTCAAAAATTATTACCCTCTGTTCAATATACGATTTCAGGTTCAAAAGTAACAATTGATTCAAATACGCATTATGATGGTTCAAATTATGAAGTAATTATAAACGGAGTAACTAAAGGATAATGGCAAATAAAGTAATTGGTTTTGAAATAGTCATAGACGGTTTAGGAAAAACGGTCGAAACGGCAACCGAGTTAAAGAGGGCAATTGCTCAAGTTAATGAGGAAATAAAAAAGACGTCTGATGTTCAGGAGTTGAAGAAACTTGAAGGCAAGTTGATTGACCTGAAGGCAGCACAGATGGAAGTTACTAAGGTAACAAGGGAACAAATAAAGACAAGGAATGAGGAGATAACAGGCATTGATAAAGCCAATGGGGCATACCGTAAGTTAAGTAAAGAGTTAAACGACCAAAGGAATAGATACAAGGATTTAGCAGCAGCCGAACAAGATACAAGTCAAGAGGCTAAAGATTTGCTTGTCTCGATTAATGCTTTAGACAAAAAGCTAAAAGGCATTGACGCCACAGTTGGACAATTCCAAAGAAACGTTGGTGGTTATACGGAAGCGTTATCTAACTTTTTCCCTAAACTTGGTGGTCAACTTGGAAACGTAACGGGTTTAGTTGGAGATTTATCAAGTGGTTTTGCTCAACTTGGACAGACAACAGGAATAGCTAATATTGGATTAGGTACTGTTGGTTTAGCTTTATCAGCTTTTCAAGGCATTTCAAATATATTAGCTGATATTAAAGCAAGTGTTAAAGAAGTTACTGACCTTAAAATAGCATTTGAAAACTTTGGTTTTGCTGGTGAACAATTAGATAACGTAGCAGCTAAAGCACAATCATTAGGTGAAGTATTTGAGGAAAATAGCGCACAAGTTGCCGTAGCAGCAAATACAATTTCAAGAGAATTTGGAATACCAATTGAAAAGGCTTTTGATATTATTCAGGCTGGTTTTTTAAAAGGTGCAGATGCTCAAGGTGAATTTTTAGATACATTGAGAGAATATCCAGCACAATTCAGAGACGCTGGATTAAGTGCAGAAGAATTTCTAAAGGTTTCCATTGCAGCTGGAAGAGAAGGTATTTATTCAGACAAAGGACTTGATGTAATTAAAGAGTTTGGATTAAGAATTAGAGAACAAACATCAGCTTCAAAAGATGCTTTAATCAATGCTTTTGGAGAAGATTTTACAAATCAACTTTTTGCAAATCTTAATACTGGTGCGGTAACATCTGGTCAGGCATTAGGTTTAATTACTAAAAAAATAAATGAAACTGGATTATCAGGAGAAAAACTACAAAAAGTTGTTGCTGATGTTTTTGGTGGAGCAGGAGAAGATGTAGGTCAAAGATTTCTTCTTTCATTAGGTGATATATTGACATCTACTAATGATGTTACTACGGCAGAAACAAAGTTGCAAAAGCAATCTTTAGAATTAATAAAGGTTAAAGAAATTTCTGCTTTAAGAAATGCTAAGTTAGCAGAAAGCACAAGAGAAGCAGACCTTGAAACTCAAAAATTTAGTGAAGATGTAAAAGTTCTTTTAAGTGAATCATTAAATTTTTTAGTTGGTGCATTTTTATCGACGGAAGTTTCAATTGACAAATACAATGACCAATTAAAAACAAGTAATGAACTATTAAAGGAAAATAAAAAGATTACCTCAACACCTGTTAAAACTAAAGACCAATTAGCAAAAGAAAGACAGGCATTTGAAGAAGCTGAAGAAAAGAAAAGAGAAGCAATTTTAAATAATGCTAAAAAAGAAACAATTCTTAGAACTCAAACAGAGGCAGGAATTGAAAAAGCATTAGAGGAAATTAAATCAAAAAGAAAATCAATTGTATTTGGTACTCCAGAATTTAAGAAAGCTGATGAAGAAATAAAAAAACTTGAAAAAGAATTAGAGAAGTTTAATCCAAAAGAATCAGGAAAGAAAGGCGGTGAAAATTTAGTTAAAGCATTTGTTGATGGTTCATTAGCTAAGTTACAACAAGAACAAAGTAAACTCCAAAAATCGTTTGGCGAAGCCGTTGTCGGTTCACAAGCACAAAAAGAAATAGGTATTAAACTTAGTGCAGTAAATGAACAAATAAAAAAATCTATTGAGGCTCAAAACGAAATACTTGGTTTAAATGCTGAAAAGAAAAAACAAGATGCAATTGAAGAAATTAACCAAAATTTTAAAGTCGCAGAATCAATTATTAACCTTGCTCGTTCAAAGGAAACAAAATCTGATAATGAAATTGAAAACATAAATAAACGGCGTGTAATTTTAGACAATGATTACAACAGGGAAGTACAAAGAATAAATTCTTTACTTGCACTTGAATCGAGTGGAAGTAAAGAAGCTGAAAACCTTTTGATTGAACGCCGAGCGGCTGAGTCTAATTATATTAAAGGAAAATCAGATTTAGAAAAACAGGAAAAAGCAATCAATGACAAAAGGATTGCGGCTGAAAAAAGTTATAGGGATAAGATTACCAAATTGCAAATTGATTCAATAAAAGATGATGAAGAAAGAGAAATAGTAGCAGCAAAGCAAAAGTTGTCTGATGAACTTGAAAATCTTGAAAAAGATAAAGATTTTATTATTTTATCAGAACTTGAAAAAGCAAAATTAAGGGAATTACTTGTAAATAAATCAGCAGCAGAAATACAAGCCATTAGGGACGGTTATGATAAAAAAGAAATTGAATCAAAAAAGGAAAATACCCAAAAGTTAATAGATGCTATTGGTGAATCAATAATCTCGGTTAGTAATATTATTTCTACTTTCCAACAAGCAAGGGCAGAAAAGGAGGCAGAAGCAATAAATGAACAAATAACCAATACGGAAAACAATATAGCTGAACTTGAGGCAAAGGCTGAAAAAGCATCTGGATTAAGGAAAAAGAGAATTGAAAAAGACATTGAAAGTCAAAAGGCTTTATTAAAACAACAACAAGAAGAGGCAGAGGCAATACGGTTAAAAGCAGCAAAGCAAGACAAAAAAATAGCAATCATTCAAGCTATCATACAAGGTGCTTTAGCGGTTCAAAGGGCATTGGCTTCAGTACCTTTCCCAGCTAATTTACTTGCAGCTATTCCAACAGGTATAGCAGCAGCAGCACAAATAGCAACTATTACCGCTCAACCACTTGCACAAGGTGGGGTTGTAACTGGAGAACGTATTAATCAAAAACAAAACATTCCGACCCGTTCAAATGGGGACAATGTTCTTGCCTATGTTAAACGTGGTGAAGTTGTTTTAAACCAACGTCAACAAGCTATGTTAGGTGGTTCGCCTACATTCAGAAAGATAGGAATCAAAGGATTTGCGGATGGTGGAATTGTTCCGCCAATATCCGCACCAATGTCAATTAGTCAGGCTTCAAGCGATGTGAATAATATATTAGCTATGTTAGATTCAAAGACTGATGCTATAAACTCAAGGATAGACCGTTTACAGGCTTATGTCGTTAGCGATGATATTGCAAGGGATTTAGCTGAAGGAAATAAACTAAGAATTAACGCAACTTTATAAATGTGTAACTGCATGAAATCAGATTCAATATGGGCAGAACTTGCCTCACGAATACCCGAAGAATACAAAGAACAAGTGATGGCAACTGTTGACCGTACTTACCGAGTTATAACGATAGACCCTACCGACATGGATTATTTATTTCATATTTACAATAATTTTGTTAACAACTATGAGCCTGAGAGACGAAATTGTCCAGCGTGTCGGACAAAAGTCGTAGGTAAAATGAGGCAAATAGTACAATATTGGAGGGAATAATATGGCATTTGAAGAGATAAACAACGACTTAATTAACGATTTTAACTGGTCAATTTTAAATCGTTTCAACCAACATTGCAACAAAGAAGGTATTCAATTAACCTTTAGCAACTTTACAAAGTACCTCATACAATGTAATGTGATTCAGCCAAAGACCGTATCTAAATATATGGTAATGGAGTTGTATCCAGAATGCTTATATTCAAATAATTCTAAGATGGATGCAATCACTGAAATATCAGAACGGACTGGTATAAGCGAAAAGCACGTCTATAATATGGTGCAACATCCAGAGCATTTTGGGTATGCAGTCAAGCAAAAGGGCAAAAAGGAAAATAGTGTAGAATAACTTTGAGAAATAAATTAATTTATTAATGACTTACGCAGATTATCCAGACGCAGCCAAATCAAATGCACGACGAGCCTTGAACCATAAAAAAGAGAATGGTTCAGATTGTGGAACTCGGGTCGGTTGGTTCAGGGCTGAGCAAATCAGCAGTGGTGAAGGTCTAACGGAGGATGAAATCCGTAGAACGTATTCATTCCTTAGTCGTGCTGAAGTTTATGACCAAGGAAAATACATTGACGAAGATGGTTCGGAAATATGTGGTTCAGTAATGTACGATGAATGGGGTGGAAGTGCGATGAAAACTTGGGCAGAATCAAAGTTTAAAAAAATAGAAAGAGAAAAGGAAAATGATAATTTAATGGCAAATGTTCAAATCAACATATTAGGTGAAATTTCTGACGGCTTAAACGGATTTTTAAATTTAAAGTACCGTTTTGACGAAGCCAAAGGACAAGATATTGAATTGGTTATTAATTCTGGAGGTGGCTCAGTCACTGAAGGGATGGCGATGGCTGATTTAATTTCTTCCTACCCAAATGAAACGACCACAACAGGAATCGGACTCGTAGCGAGTATTGCAACGGTTGTACTGTTAGCTGGTAAAAAGGTTCAGATGACTGAAAATTCATTTATGATGATTCACAGACCGTGGTCTTATTCCGTTGGCAATTCCGACGAATTAGAGGCAACTGCTGAATTGTTAGACAAAATGGAAGAGAAGTTACTTGACATTTACGTTAATGCGGTAAACAAACGCAAGGGAGAGGAAATGAACCTAAGAAAAAAGATTAAAAAAATGATGGCAGCCGAAACATGGATGACTGCCGAAGAAGCAAAGGATTTTGGATTCATTGACGAAATTGTTAAGACAGGCGAAAAAAAGATAGATATCTTACCGTTGCAATCGAGCCTAAACAAATTTCAGAATGTACCAGCAGCCTTATTAATTAACAAAACAAATGATGATGACATGGGTAATTCCATTTTAGAAAAAATTAAAACCTTGCTCAATAATACGGAAGAAATACAAGTAGTTGAGCCAACGGTTGAGCCGATTATGGAAACTGAAAAGGAAGATGAATTGGAAGTTGCAATGAACATTTTAAAGGAAAAAGGGTACACGGTTTTAACTGCCGAGGAAATGACCGCTTTAACCGAAAAATCAAATGAGCAAACAACTTCTATTAATGAAATCGAAACGGTTCTTGAAACTTTGGGTGCTGAACTGGTAGCACTTAGAGCGCAAGTAAAGAAGGGAGTAGGTTTACCCTCAGGAGGTTCAGCAAACGAAAAAGTAATTGAAACAAAAGCAAAATTGAGTCCCTTTGATTCTTTTGCTTCTTTAGTTAAAAACAAAATATCACAAAGATAATGGCATTCAATCCAACAGCCCAAAATGAAAACGGCTATTTAAGTACCAACACTTACGTTGGAAAATATAGCCTTAATCGCACTAACCCTTATGCTAACACAGATGGCATAAACGCAGAGCAATTATACGGAGTTGAAACATTTGAAAACAGAATCCCTGTTTCTTTTAGCTACCTTATTGCGTCGGCTGGTGACCGATTTACAGCGACACCTATTTACGGTGTAACATCTGCTTCTGATTACTTGAAGTTTACTATTTACGACGAAAGTGGAAATAGTGCAAATACTGTGTGGGTATCATCCGCACCAAGTGCAGCAATGGATGTGACTACAACTGCTTTAAATTCAAGCAATGACTGGAAGGTCTTATTTGCAACGTCAAAAGCTGGAAGTAAAACAGAATTTTCATTTATGATTGATGAGGCAGCCGTGTTAACCAATACAACTGCGACAATCACTTACGCAAACCTTTAAAATTAATTAAACAATGGCAATAGTTGAATTTAGTCAATTAGACGTAGCTTTCAGGGGTACTGAGGCTAACAATATATTTTTAGAGCCAGTTTTCTTTGACGATGATTTACGTTCACAATTCCGTGTACTCGGAAACGTTGCGAATAAAAAGAAAATGGTTTTTGTTGCAGCTTTGGAAAACATCGTAAGAAAGTATTCAGGTTGTGGCTTTACTCCAGTTGGTAAAACAGACATTTATGAAAGGTCAATCGACGTTGAGAAAATGAAAGTTGACCTTGAAATGTGCTGGGACGAATTTGAGGATACTGTTTTTGAAGAGTTGTTGAAGACTGGTACAAGGCTTCCAGATGTTTCAGGCACATTGATTGAAAATATCTTGTTGCAAAGAACACAACAGGCAATTCGTCAAGACATTACCCGTTTGTCTTACTTTGGTAATCAGGCTTCTAATAACCCTAATTACGATTCATTAGATGGTTTTTGGACTGTTTACTACCCTGAATTAGTTTCAAAAGATTTGATTCCAAGAACAAATACGGGTTCAGGTTCTGACCTTGCTGCTGGTGATGGTTTTGCTATCCTTAGAGCAATTTACGACCAAGCACCATTACAATTGAAAGGCTTACCAGCAAATCAAAAAGTATTTAATGTAACTGGTTCGGTATATTCACAACTTAGGGAAGACATTGAAGATGGTGGCGGAGGAGATTACGGTCTACTTCAGTTGATTAACGGAGTTGAGCAATTCACTTTCAGAGGTGTACCAGTTGTTGCTCAATGGAGATGGGATGATATTTTAACAAGTTTAGGAACTACAAAGCCTCATTACGTTGAATATACAACACCTTTAAATAAGGTTTTGGCAACTGACGTATTAAGTCCTGAAACTGCATTGGAACTTTGGTACGACCAGAAAGACGAGAAGGTATATATCAAGGCTCGTTTCAAAATGGGTGTTAATTATATCCATAATTCATTAATTAGCGTAGGCTACTAAAATATAATAATATGAGTAGTATAACAGGAGGGTGGCTTAATCAATGTACGGACGGAACTTGTGCTGGAGGTATCGGTAAACTTTATATTGCAAATGCAAATCAAGTTACTTCGATTTCAACGAATGCTTCAGCAGCTTGTACGGCTATTACAATGACTTCCACGGCAGCCGTTTTTTATGAAATAGAGTTCAGGGATAATTCAGGTGCATTTACCGAGACGGTAACGGTAGACCCAGATACTTTATCGGTAGCGATTGAACAATCCTTGACAGGTGTAATCAATTGCCGAGACCAAGAGTTAAGAAATTTAATTGAAGACATGGCAAAACAGGCTTGTGGTTTAGTTTGCGTTCACGTTGAAAATACTGGATTGTATTATGTTTGGGGTGTTGAGACAATCGGAGGCAAGAAAAGACCAGCAAGGTTGACAAATGCCGAAGGTTTATCAGGAACATTATTTACCGATTCTAATCAAGAGACTTTAACAATCACTTGCCGTACAATAAACAAAGCAAGATATATTGTCAATGGGGAAACGGTAATGGCAGCATTAGACTAAATAATTATTTATGATAGTTAGAGAAAAAAGCAAGTTTATGATGTATGTTGGTTCAGACCCAACAGGCAAAGCTGGTGTAATTCGCAAGACTATCGGAGATTTTACGCAAACAGAACTTAGGGCATGGTTTAATTCCAACCCTAAGTCTGTTAGCCAACACGTTATTTTTACTCCTGAGAAAACGGTTTATGAGCCAATTAAAGAAAATACAAGCAGTCCCGAACAGGAACAGCAGACGACCTAAAAGAGGCGAAAGTCCTTTATTAGCTTCTGTTACTTTAGATACCTCGAACACTATGTTAGTGCAAGAGGATATTTTTAATGAACCTTCAAGGGAAAGGCTTGATTTTACAGGCGCAAAATGGGTTAGATTCTTTACCCAAAAAGACGATTTTCTTAAGAGTTTAATAGCGATTGTAAATAATTCTCCGACACTCAGGCGAATAGTTGAGGATAAAACTAATATGGTGGTGGGTGATGGCTTTATACCAATTAAAGGCAAATCCACTACCTTATTAACAACATCGCAAAGAGGCGAAGTAATAACGGATGATTCATTGACTGAGATTGAGAATGTTATTTCTTCAGTCAATTTACATAATCAAAACCTTCAGGAAATTTTAGGGGCATTGGCATTTGATTACGATGCCTTTGGCAATTGTTTTGCTGAGATAGTTAAAGGTAGGGTTGGCAGTCAACCGTTCAGCTACATTTATCATGTACCAGTTTACAATATTGGTATTAGAAAAGCAGGGCAAGACCAGATAGTAAAATCTGTTGGTATATATGATAACTGGGAAGAAGTACCGTTAACGACTGACGGTTCTTTTTACGTTAACGAAGGGTTTCGGGAAGTACCGATATATCCTGAGTTTAAACAATTTGAAGACGGTACTGAACGTTCTGTCATTCACGTTAAACAGTATAGTGCTGGATATTTCTATTTTGGTTTACCTGAATGGATAGGGGCAAAGATGTGGGCAGAAATAGAATACCGCATTCAAAGATTCAATACTTCAAAGTTTGAAAACGGTTTTATGCCTTCAGGCTTAATGCAGTTTTTCGGCTCAATGACAAAGGATGAGGCTAAGAAGTTAGTAGATGGAATTGAAGCGAAGTTTACAGGCATGGGCAACAATCATAAATTGTTTGTTCAGGTTTTAAGAGATGAAAAATTAAAAGCTAATTGGATACCAACTTCAAAAGAAAATGAAGGCGAATTTTTAAATCTTCAAAATTTAGCTGCAAGTGCGATTGTAGTTGCTAATCGTTGGTCTAAGTCATTAGCTGGTTTTGCAACAAGTGGACAACTGGGAAGCAACCAACAGATTAGGCAAGAAATGGAATACTTGCAAAATACAGTTATTAAACCACGTCAAAACCTTTTATTAAGTAGAATCATAAATCCCTTTTTACAAGAGATTTCACAATATAATAATGCATTTATAGATGTTACGTTTGGCATTTCAAACACTTTGCCCGTATCATTTATGGGAGACATAGCCGTGGAAAACAATTTAACGGTTGATGAAAAAAGAGAGATATTAGGTTATTCACCCTTAGAAATAACAAATGAGCCAACTAATACAACCGAGTGAGGTCATTAGCGGTGGGGTTGCAAGACCGACACCAGCCGATATACGTTTGGACAAAGCCTTAATTAGTCCACATATTCAGGATGCTGAGTTTAGATGGGTTGTTCCAGCCATTGGTTTGTCTTTATATGATGCAATGGTTTCAGACAAAGGCAATAGTACGGCTTTTACATCAACGGCTTATCAACAACTTTGGGACAATCAATTAAAGGCATTATGTGCTAATGCTGTTTTGTATGAGGCTTCCCCTTTTATGGTTATGCAAATGGGTTCAAATGGTTTATATACTTTGGACAATGAATACGGGCAAAATGTAGGCGTTGACGGTCTAAAGTTTTATCAAGATACATTGCTTCAAAGGATTCAGGTAAAGGCAAAGAGAATCAAGGATTATTTATGTGATAATTACCTTTCTTTTACGGCTTTTGTACCTTCGTCAATCGGTTGTCCTGATTCAACTTGTGATGACGACGAAGAAATTAATAACGATATATATACATCATTGGGAGTAGTTTTATAAAAAATATGGAAGAAAACATAAAGAAACCACGAAGATTTCTCAAAATGTTGGGAAAAGTTGGCGAAATCATAGTGCAAGAGGCATTATTAAAAATATTAAGGGGAGTAGTTAATCGGATTGGAGGAAAAAAAAATTTACCTTCAATCCTTTTTTTATTTCTTTCTGTTAGCCTATATGCTCAATATCCTATTAATACTAATAAACAACGGTTAGGCTTCCAGACCACAGCAGATGGGTTGGTTTGGAGGGGTTCATTAAGTGATACTTCATCTATTCAACCCGTGTCAAATCAATATGCGTGGGTTATTCTTGATACCGTTAACCTTAAATTTTATTCCTTTGATTTTACTTCTAATGTCTGGAATCAGGTTGGAGGTTCTACATTTACTCAACCTGTTGATTCATTATTTTTTAAAACAAGTGTGCCAACAAATAATGTCGACACGGCAAAAATGCGATGGGATTCGGATTTAGGTACGGTTGTTTTAGGTATGTACGACAAAGTGCCAAATGAATTAGGTTTTAAAAATTTTTGGTTGGTTAAGAATCAAACAGGGTCAACCATTACAAAAGGAAGCCTTGTTTACGCATCAGGAACAGTTGGTTCAAGTGGTCGTATATCAGTATCTAAATTTATAGCAAACGGTACAATCGACCCTATTTATTTATTAGGAATTACGGCTCATGACTTGACCGATGGCGAAGATGGCTACGTTATTTCTTACGGCAAAATAAGGCAAGTTAATACGGATACTTTTGCTGCTGGGGCAATCCTTTACCCTTCGCCAACTACGGCTGGTGTTTGGACAGATGTTGAGCCAGTTGCACCTAACATTGATTTACCTATTGGCTTCTGTGTAAATTCATCTTCAAATAACGGTACTATTGCCATTCGTGTGGCTACTGGATATAATTTAAGTGAATTACATGATGTTGCTATTTCCTCGCCTGTTGCAAATGCCTCTTTATATTATAACGGTGGTTTATGGCGAGACACAACCGCAGCACTTTTAGTAAGTGACACGGCTACAATGTTAGCCAATTACGCAACTAAAGCCTACGCAGATACAAGCGGCAGATTTTATGCAAGGCAAGATTTTACTAATGTATCCTCGTCAACTTTGACTTGGACGCAAACCGATACTTTGGTTGTCGGTGGGGTAAACGTAGTTCAGGTTTATCGCAATGGTCAAATTTTACTTCCTACTCAATATACTATACCAACTAATGCCTCTGTTGTTATTGGTGCAACGGCTTATAAAGTAGGTGAAAATTATACAGTAATATTTCCTCGTGGTGGAGGTGCTGGTTCAGGTGGTGGTAGTGGTTCTTTAACTTCTATTTCAGGAGGAACGGGAATAATTGTTAATCCAAATCCAATAACAACGACTGGTACGGTTTCGGCTGATACATCATTTTTATTTACTCAAAGCGATACATTAAGTCTTAACCTTATAAATCGTTTTGCCTTAAAATTAAATGCAGCTGATACGGCTTCATTATCATCAAGAATAGATGCCAAAGGAACAGGCACGGTGACAAGCGTTGCCTCAGGTTTTGGTTTGCTTGGTGGAACTATCACAACAACTGGTACATTGCGTTTAGATACGACAACTATTTACGCAAGATTGCAAGATTCAATTAATGTTGCTATTGGTGGAGATACCATAAAGATTTTAAAACAAGAATATACCCCAGCAACTTCAAGTATTTTAACTTGGACAATTACACCTAAATTTCCTATCCAATTAAAGGCATATATTTTAGTTTTTAGGAATGGGCAATTACTAAATAATGACCAATATAATTTAACAGATACCAATAAAATAACCATCGTTTCAACCTCATTTAAATCTGGTGCTAATTATACAGTTGCTACGGTTAGCGGAATAGGTTCAGTTGGTTCGGCTCAAGCTGGAAACCCAGTTTATCCTGAGGCTGGAATAGCATTGTCTACGGGTTCAACGTGGGCATCTTCCATTACCAATAACTCAACAAATTGGAACACCGCTTATGATGACAAGATAAACAGTTTAGCAGTTACTGGAACAGCAACTAAAACAATTACATTAACTCAACAAGATGGAGGCACGGTATCGGGAACTTTCTCGGATAATGGAACGGTAACAAGCGTTGGTTTAACCGCACCGACTGGATTTGATGTTGGCAACAGTCCAATTACTTCAAGTGGAAACATTGGACTAACTTTTTCGAGCGGTTATTCATTGCCTACAAATACAAAACAAAGTCAATGGGATATAGCCTATAATGACAAAATAGCATCATTGTCATTTACGGGAACAGATACAAAAACTTTAACGCTTAATCAAACGGACGGAGGCACGGTAACGGGAACATTTACCGATTTGCAAGGGGTAACGAGTGTAACAGGAGGAACAGGGTTAACGGGAGGAACAATAACAACAACGGGAACATTATCGGCTGATACTAATTTTCTTCTTACCAGATATGATACATCTGCAATGCTTACAAACTACCTTCGTACAGGAGTTGCAGCTTCAACTTATTTACCTTTGACTGGTGGAACAATAACTGGTGATTTATCTGTAAATGGAACATCAACTTTAAAATTTACAAATATTTACGGCAAAAATACATATACACCTTTTAATGCTGGTATTGGTGAACAATCAATATCAAATGTAGGTTCTTATTTAAGGGGTGGTACAGTAATGATATTTCCAGACTCAAATTTAGTAGGAAGTTCCGCTAATTTGTTTTTAGCAAACTCAAATGTTGTAGGGGTAGAATATTCTGCTTTTGGAAGTGGTTTAAGAAATTATTCAAAACAAGGTGGAGATAATAGAAGAAATTCATTTGCTTTATATACAAGTGATATAGGTCAACAAAATACTAATCGATTATATATTAATTATAATGGAGATATTGGAATTAATGATGACACACCGTCTTATAAACTTGATGTCAACGGTACATTAAATGCAACAGGCGCAGCCACATTATCAAGCACTTTAGCGGTGACTGGAAATATTACAGAAGGAGGAAATAATGTTTTAAATAACCTTGACACGGTTAGCCTTAGTAATAGAATTAATAATAAAGTTACATTAACTGGAGATGAAACCATAACTGGTACAAAAACATTTACAACAGGTATTACAACAGCCAATTTAAGATTATCAAATACTATAAGCGGTACAAATTATTTAATAGGTTATAATAATAGTGGTGGAGCAGTTGGTCAAATAACAGTTGGTTCAGGATTAAATTTAACAAGCGATGTTTTAACGGCAACACAAATAGATACTACAAGTCTAAGTAATAGAATTAATGCCAAAGTTGGTTTAACTGGAAATGAAACTATTGCTGGAACTAAAACTTTTTCAGGAAACGTAATTTTACAAAATGAAATTGATAATACTCAAGGATATTTAAAAAGAGGGTATTTAGAAAATGGAACAACTTCATTAACTGTTGGCGATAGTGATACATGGATAAGACTAAATAATCCATCAACTATAACTATTACATTACCTTCAGCCTCATCATTTACTGGAAGAGAAATTCATATTTTAAACGTTGGTAATGGCAGTTGTTTAAGTGCAAATACCAATGTTGTAGATATAACTGGAAATTTGGGATTTGTTATTTTTGGAACTGGTGGAGGTAAGTGGGCAACACTTGTGTCGACTGGTACTTATTGGCAAATAATGCAATCAAACTAAAAACAAAAACATGAAACAAATACTTTCCCTCGCCCTTGCCTTGTTGCCTTGCCTTGCATGGGCACAATATCCAAGCAACGGCAACCAAAAGATAACGCTTGGAGAACAGACAACTGCCGACGGGCTGATATGGCGGGGTGTGGCTTCCATTGACACAGTTACGGCAACAAGCAAAATAACACGGGCAAATAAACAAGATACAAGTGCTTTTTTATTGCTTGATACAGTTACCAATCTTTTATGGCATTATAAAACGGCAAGCAACGGATGGATACAGGCGGGAGGCGGTGTATCGGTATCCTCATTCAGCGCTGGGACAACGGGCTTAACACCATCCACGGCAACAACGGGAGCGGTGACATTGGGCGGAACATTGGCGGTGGCAAATGGGGGAACGGGAGCGACAACTTTAAGTCCTAATAATTATTTAATTAGAACAAATTCGTCTGGTGTTTTTGATACAGCTGCAATTTTTGAGGCTGGTGGCAATGTCGGCATTGGCACGGCAAGTCCTTCTCAAAAATTGTCTGTCGTGGGAAATATTGGCTTTAATAGTTTGGAATACAGTGATAATGTTAGTGGCATTAAATCTGTGGGTAATTTTAAAAATAGTAATGCAAATGGTAATACTTATTTTTCTTTTATAAATGATTTGGATGATGTCGGTAGTTTAGGAATTATAGGGAGCACAGGCAATGTCACAAATGTCAGAAATAGGACAATTTATTTTTTTACTTCATCACCTGGAGGTCTTTCATACTTTGTAAATAATAACGCGCCTATAAGTTTTGCAACAAATGGTTTATCTACTAAAATGATTATAGATGGGTCAGGCAACGTCGGAATAGGAACTACAAGCCCATTGGCTTTATTAAATGTCATGGGTACTGTAAGAATAAATTCAGCCTCTGCACCAGACGCAAATTATTATTTGCAACTTGAAAATAGCTCATCACAAAAGGCTAAAGCAAACGCATGGGACACATATTCAGACAAAAGAATTAAAACTGATATTCAACCAATATTTAATGCTATTGATAAAGTAAATTTATTAAATCCTGTTTACTATCAAAAGCATGATAGCTATGTTGAAAATGATTTTTTAAATATTGATTATGAAAGTAGCGTTAAATCGTTAGGCTTTATTGCTCAAGAGGTTTACAATGTCATTCCAGAAGCAGTAAACACAGGAACAACAAATGAACTTTGGGCAATGGATTATACTAAAATCATCCCCATTCTCACCAAAGCCATCCAAGAGCAACAAGCCCTCATCAAAGCCCTTGAACAAAGAATTATTAACCTCGAAAATAAATAAAATGAGATACTTATTTTTATTCCTTCCCTTGTTTTCCTTTGCGCAAGATGTTGTCAAAGACACTGTTTACATCCAAAAACAAGGCAACATTTATTACATTATTCAGCAGACAACTTTGTCTGATTCAACCGTAACAGGCTCAAAGCAAATATTGGGCGATAGTGCAACTGCCATTCAAAGCCTTGTTACCGATGCTGAAAGGCAAAGTAACACGTTAGCCATTCACGCTAAGCCTTTGATTACAAAAGGCAAAACGGTGCAAAGGATTAATTACTATAATGATTTGCATCAACAAATAAGCGGTAAGCCTGTGTATTTTACCACGGCACAAAGAGACACGGCAAAGTTTTTGGGAGATTGGAGGCTAAATTTTAACGGTGAAATCATTGATGGTGTTATTGAGTTAAACAACAACAAGCGGCTTATATTCAACCCAGACAATGGAAAGGTTTACACCATTTCAACCAACTTGCTACTATCTACATTTACCAACCAAATATCTTTTACTTTTAACTCTGTCAAATACGACTTGTATAAATACGCTGATGGCAAATTTGCAACGGTGGATGGTGATGTAAGGCTTATAAAACTTGAATAATGAAAACAGTAATTTACAACATTTTTAAACTTGGCTATGATCGCATTGCCTATTCCATTTGCTGCGGAGTTATATTTTCGTTTTTCCTTCCCATCCAACATTTTCTGATTTTTACAATTTTTGTAGTTTTTTCCGACACAGTCACGGGAATCATGGCTGCAAGGAAAAGGGGAGAGCCGATAACGAGCAAAGGACTATATCGCACATCGCAAAAGATAGTAACGTATTTCTGTGGTATTATGATATTTCATGGTGCAAGTATAACTTTTGGATTGCCTTCGCAAATTACCTATTCTGTCAGCTTCATCATTGCAGCTACGGAATTGTTTAGTATTTCGGAGAACATAAAATCGATAACTGGAACAAACATCGGTACAATTATTCTTAAATTTTTTTTCAGACGTTAAAAACAAATAAAATGATAGAAACAAATTTAAAAAGTGCGTTAAAAAACGCAGAAACTCCTAAAAGTCCAATTGGAGATATCGCTTGTTATTCAATGAATTTTGCCGAATTAGCTGGAGAGGTAAATGTAT